TTCGGGATGCCAAGAAAGCCAAAGCCATCTGTGCCACCTGTCCCGTTCAGGCCCATTGCCTAGAGTTCGCCATGGTCAACATGATCGACCACGGCATCTGGGGAGGCAAGAACCAACGGGAACGCCACACCCTCCGTCGTGTCAGAAAGACGACGCAACGCACCACCCAAAAGGTACGATCGCGATCGTGCGAATCAGAAGAACCTGTCGAACAACTCGCTAACTGACACCGACCTCACCGACGCATCACCCTCGGTCGCCGCATCGACCACGCCACGCTTCCGACCGATCAACGCAAAGATCGCCTCGTCGATTGTGTCCGCCGCCAACGCATACGTCGCCTGAACCGACCCCGTTTGCCCGATGCGATGACATCGCGAAGCGACCTGATCGACATCCGCCGGACTCCAAGGTAACTCCACGAACAAAACGTTCTGTGCCGCCGTCAACGTGTGGCCTGTCTTCGCCGCCTGAATCGACAACACGATGACTGGCGCTTCTTCCAACGTTCCCGTCTGAAACTTCGCCTTCACTCTCTCGACTGCCTCGGGACTCATCCCCCCTTGGATCTTCAGTCCTCCGAACTTCGCCGCCAACGCATCAACCACATCTCGATGATGCGCCGCCACCACCACCTTCTCCCCATCTTCGATTGCCGTTTCCACCCACTCAACAACAGCAGGCAACTTCGCCATCGCAGCCAAACGCTTCAGAACTGCCAACCTCACCAAATGTTCACTCGCCTCGGCCCGAAACCTTGCCCGAACTGCCGCCGATCTGGGTGATTGTCCCAACTCCTCCGCAATCTCGGCCGCCCGGTTCGCCACAAACTCAACGATGTCCTCCTCCGCCTTCCGATAGTCCCGCATCACCTTCGCATCCGGGTCGATCAGCCACTCGGCGTGACGAATCGGTGGCAACTCTGGCATCACCTCGGGTTTAGTCCGCCGAATGTAGCAAGTTGCCCGCAGTCGGTCGTTGAGTTCCTCCAAGTTGGAAGATCCTTCGAAGTGCCAATGACCGAACCTGTCTCGAAACGCATTGCAATATCGTTTGTAGAAACCCCACTTCCCTCCAAACTCTTTCAGTTTCCCGATCAGGTTGAGTTGATTGGCGTACTCTGCGGGACGGTTCGTGATCGGAGTTCCGGTGAGGCAGAGCACGAGTCCACCTTCGACGCATGTCTTTGCAATCTGAACGGCGGCCCGACTTCGTTGTGCCTCCGGGTTCTTCACATATTGCGACTCGTCGAATACATACGAATGGAAATCTATCAGTTGACTTTTCCAGTGGTGTATGTTAGAGTAGCCAATAAGAAGGTAGTCGGCCTGTGTCTCGGGCCACGCCTTTCGGTCTTTGACCATGTTGACTGTTCGATGCGGGAAGAACTTCTCAATCTCCGCCTTCCAGTTCAGCAACAGCAATGGCGGACACACCACCAATGCCGGAAACGCCGGATTCCCCTGTGCCGCTGACCATTCGATTGACGCCAGCGCCTCAAGCGTTTTACCCAACCCCATTCCGTCAGCGATGAAGCATTTCTTCTTCTCGGTTGCATACGCAACTCCGGCTCGTTGATACCCCAGCAACTCGCCGACAAGCCCCGGCACCTCGATGTCTGCATCTAACGATCGCGATCGTGCGATTGCCTGATTCCGTGCAGTCACGACCTCATCTCGCAAAGCAATCAGGTTGCCTTCCACCGGCAATCCGAACTCCTCCGCCCACAACACCACCTCACCCAGACTTGACATCGGTGCCCGCCACCCCTTTCGATCTGTGTCCCACACCACGCCAGCGATTTGTTTGACTGAAGTAATCTTTACCGGATCGTAGGCGAAGCGAATCAGCAGCAGATTGCTGTCCTCCTCCACGCCTTCCTTGCCCCCCGGATGTTGAGGCAGTTCGAGTACCTTGACCTCGGGGTCAACGTGATAGTTCCAAGCCGCCGCATATTCCAACACCTCCGGCAAACTCGTGACTGGCACACGCCAAACTTTTGCCAGCCGATCCCAACGAGCACCCGCCACCTTCTTGATGGCCGCCACTTCCGACGCATCGTATGGAGACATGACCGCCAGATGATCATCGGCGAGGAGAACTTGCTTGTCACTCACGGGACTCGCTGCCGTCCCAAAACTCCATCTCGCTGTCGAGGGCCAGTTCGATCAGGCGGCTATGCACCACATAACCATATTCCATTGTGAACTCCCCCATCTCGTCGATCATCGCCAACCGACAAACCTCTGCCACCTCTGCGTTCGACCAATGGGCCGGAACCCGTAACGCCGCCTGCATGTATACGAGCCGATACCCGTATTCGCCAAAGGTCGTGTCCGTCATGTTATTCGTCCAGTTCCGCCTCAGTCGGATTGTGCAGTAGCACGAACCGGGCGTCAGCAGGGATGATCGCCGACAACGACCGGAGCGTGTGATGCAGTTCTTGGTTGCTGTCCAACCAATGCACCCAGAAGCACGCATCGGCCAAGTAATCATAAGCGGGGACATATTTTTCTCGGGCCATGTTGACATACAATACTCTTTGAGATAGATTATTGTCAACACCAGAGACAGGAGACTCCCATGTCACACGAACTCGAAGTCAAAGACGGCGAAGCCTCCTTCGCCTATCGCAGAGAAGGCGGTGCCCCTTGGCATCGACTCGGCAAAGCAGTCGAAGGGCACCAAACCCCAGACGAAATGCTCCGGCTAGCGAAAGCCGACTATCAGGTCGCCTTGCTGCCCGTGCTCTTCGAAAGCGACGGCGTCATCCGTGAAATGGAAGGACGCTACATCACCGCCCGGATCAACGACGACGGGACTGTCGTACCGTTCGAAACGGTGAAGGACCGCTATCACGTCGTGCAGAACAGCACCGTTCTCGACAAAGCAATCAACGTGGTTGGCGCATCCAAGGGTGACGCCATCATGGATACCGCCGGAGTGCTCAACGATGGCAAGCAGTTCTTCGCAACCATCGACCTCGGCACTCTGATCATCGACCCGATGGGTGTCCACGACAAGTTGAGCCGCTACCTCGTCGTATCGACCAGCCACGATGGAACGCAACCGATCACCTACGCCTGTACCGACATCCGTGCCGTTTGCGCAAACACGGTCAGATTCGGACTCCAGACAGCACGATCCGTGTTCACCGCACGACACACCGCCAACGTAGAGACTGCGCTGACGGAAGCCAATCAGGTCTTGGGTATTTCGGACGACTGGGCACGAGAGTTCAAGAAGTGTGCCGAGCAGATGCTGGCGATTCCAGTGCCACCCGGCAGCAACAAGATCGACACCGTGTTGAACGCAGTTTGGCCGATCCAGAATATCGACACCGACCGCAAGCGGGAGAACCGGGACGAGATACTCACGAAGGTTCGGCAACTGTACGGCAACCCTCGCAACGCCGGAGGTTACGGCTACAACGGATGGACGCTCTACAACTCCGTTGTCGAATACTTCGATCATCATTGGTCGGATGATGCAGATAAGAACGCCATCCGCTCCATGACGATTGGCAACAAATCCTACGTTTCCAAGTTGAAGGCGCAGGACGCGGTACTGTCACTTGCGTGAAGTTCAACTGCGAGTTCTGTGGCGAGCCAGTTAGCGACGTAGACGACAGCGCCTACAGGCGAGTCGTTGGCTGGGTCGGGAAAACCAAGACGATCATGCTGGCTTCCGCTGCTACGGGCTGGGCACACAAGATTTGCCTAGACGTAGAGCGGTTACGCCACAAAAAGAAGCAAGACGAATCTTTGTTCTAGTTGACTTTGTCACACCATCTTGCTACACTGATGTCAACACGTCACAGCGTGTATAAACAGGCACTTAGGCTGTGAGCGGCACGATCGCGATCGTGCGTGGCATCGGGTTCCACGTCGTTGTAGAGGCGTGGGTGCTTGGCTACAACCGAGGATACGTACAAGACCTAAAGCACGGAGTGCATGGTGGTTGTGCGTAAACCCGTGTAAGTCCCTTTGAGATAGATTCGAGTCGGTTATCGGACACGAGCGCAGGTACTTGCGGATCGTGGCTGACATCGACCATCGTTGGCAAGGCTACGCAGCAAGATCGCAGGAATCACCTGCGGTCACGAAAGGGCGCAAGCGCACGATGGAAGTGGCAGATGTGGGTTCGAATCCCACCTATCTCGCCAAGAGTTATATCCGGGCTACAGTTATGTTATGCAAGACACGAAGATTGGGTTGCCCAAAACCTTTCTTCAACTCATGGCCGCCGCCGCTGTTGGCATTGGCCTGTCCTCAATCTCAAATCCGTGGGGCTGGTACGCGTGGTGGGTGTTCCTCTTTGTCGTTGATGAGTTCTCCTCGCTTAGTCCCGAGGTAAACTAAGCATGAGTGGAAAGGTGATGCAATGCAACAAACCATTCATGGACGCCCAATGAGCATTCCCGATGCTCAAGATCAGTTCTTGACATTCATCGACTACAACCATCTTCTGTCTGAACAGACAGGTTCCAACTACTACAACTTTGCCTACCGTTTGGATACTTGGCAGATTTGGCCGATCTGCAAGGGCGAGCACCCGGAACCCAATGAAGAAGGATACCCATGTGCCAATCCGGGTATTTATGCCACCATCGACTCCATTGACGACGGCGATGGTGAGCCGTTTGTTGCGATGCTTGGTCCCTTCGAACTAATGCGAGGTGACGACATCGAATGGCTGTACCGAACAATGACTAAGTCGATCGCTTCGATTATGCAGTTCTCGATGATCCACATTCATTTGTTGGGGTATCCGTGCCACGAGGAGTGTGGGTGCAACCTTGCGTCAATCGAGGCTTAGCCTGATGTCCGCCGGGACTCACCGGGCTTGGACGATTTCTGATCATGTGCGTGAGATGCACGAGGGCGGAACCCGGATCGACCTGATTTGCTTCGCTTTGAATCTCCGGCGTGAAACCGTTGAGCGATGGATCTCCCAAAAAACAAAGACCCCGCCGGGTTCCCAAGATGGTTGCCGGGCGAGGTCTTTGTAAGCAACAAGGGACGGGAATCGAACCCGCACACACGGCACGCCGTGATGTCCATGGCCCCGTGTTCGACTGGCGTGCCAGTTGGGGGCTTCCCTTGCAAAGACAAGTGTAGCACAAGGGTGTGACAGTGTCAAGGATTTGTTGGCATTGAGGTGAATCCAGTCGCTTCGAACGGCCACTGCTCACCTCGCTTCAACCCAGTCGGCCACTCCCGTTCATCACGCATCCCCCGATAATGCCTCACTTCCACCAACCCCGGCGCAGTCGGATCAGGATGCAAAGCAATCCCGAACTCGGACCACCTCGACCACACCGCTGAGCCGAAGGGCCGCAAGTCCCGATGGCTGCCGGACCCAAGAGGAGCGTGATGTTCAAGCCACAGCGCACAGTTGTACTCGGACCTGATCATGTCAAGGAACTTTGCCACCTCAACTGAAATAGATTCAGCCGTCCGGCCGCCCGGATCGATGAACGACTTGTAGATCGGGCCAAGAAGCACGAGGTCGGGACGTATCGACTCAACGTATTCGACGATGAGTGCTCGATCCGGGGCAGCGAGCAGGTTGACGCCGTCCGGCTTGATCACGAGATGTGCGTCAACTTCTTGCGACTTCTTGAACATCTTGATCGAATGGTGGATTTTGCGTGAGGTTCGGCGGATGATTCGCTCGGGGTTTTCGAAATCGAACATCAACGTGCGGATGGGTGGCATCGCATCCCGCTTGAATGGGTGAATGCCAGCAGCCGACATGAGGGCGACCTGCCTTGCAAGGACGGTTTTGCCCACACCTTCGGCCGCCACCACGATCACACGTTCTTGTCGTTCCAGCAAGTTTGGAATCAGCCAGTCGTAAGCGTCGTCGGCATCTTCCTTCAGGAACGATGACCAATGAACCAGCCTTCCCCTGTCTGCATCATCAGGAATGTTCCGGGCTTCAAGCAGCATCTGGGCTTTGCGGAACTTCGCCTCGACATCCCCATCGAGTCCCGCCAGTTCCTGATAGAACTCCTCGAACGCGTCTTGAGGAGAATCATCGTCGAGTGGCACGAGGTCGGCGAGTTCTCCGCCTTTCCCCAGCAGATCAGCAACATCTTTGCTGTGCTTCGGCGGCCGAACCACCTTGACTTTTGCTTCGACCTTCGTTAGTTCTTCAGCAACATGACGAGCATGGATCTCGCCCGGCTCATCATTGTCTGCGCAAACAACAACTTTCGCTCCAGCAAGTGTTTGAGTGTGAAGGTCAGTCCACTTCCGTTGACCGGGTCCGCCAGCGCCACCCGGATTACAAGTTGCCGTACAACCCAGACGTTCGAGAGCATGAACATCCTTTTCCCCCTCAACCACAAAGATGATCTCATCGTTACTCTTCGCGGCGAGCACCTGAGGTAGGCGGTACAGCGGCTTCGGGACTCCTTGGGTGCTGTACGTCCAGCCACCCCCTTCGTCCGGGCGACGTTGAGTGAACGTCTTCTTTCCGTTCTCATCTACAAAACGTTGGACTTGGAAGATCAGGTTTCCATCTGCATCCTGATAGTCATAGTCTTCGACATGTCTACGCTTCGGCTTCGACTTCTGTGTTTCTTGCTTCGTGGGGAACAGATCCGCCATTGTCAAGTTGAGCGAATCCAATATCTCATCGATGTTGCATGGATTGCCACGATGGCAGTTGAGCAGAACACGGTCTTCGTTGCCCAAACCAACAGTCAGAGTCGGGTTATTGTCATCATCCCTGCAAGGGCAGCAGGCTTGCCATCCGCTGCCAGTCTTGCTGACCTTCCTCAGTTTGCCAAGGATGACTTCGACTTCAGGTGTTGTCATGGCCGAGTTCATACAGTTGGTGTTCCCACTCCTGCCGATCCACTTCGTAGGTCTTGAGGAACAACTCGCGATCGTTGTTGGTCCGCAGCGCCGTGACCATTCCGCCGAACTTCTTCATCGTCGAGGCCACCACCTCGTGAACCTTCGGCGGGGCTAGCCCGGACTCGACGGCCTCGATGCTCGTGCGCAGTTGCTGCCACGCTTCGGCTGGCGGAGGAGCAGGATCTTCGACACTTCCATCGATTACTCCTCGCCGAACTTGACCAACTCTCGGCATCCAAGGCTGATCAGTCACGATGATTCGATCAATGGCAGCAATAACATCAGAAAGATTGAGGTCTTGCAAGTACCTGTGCCAAACAACACATCGCTCATCGAAACTCGGACCTTGCGTCGGCTGCGACCAGTTAGTCGCCAAAACCTTCACGGCCTTCCGGGTTTCTTCTGGGTTCACGAGTCCCGCATCCACGTTTCAAAGTCTTCGGCTGTGCTCTTCACTTCGGCAGCATAAGTTGCGAACATCTCGATGTGCTTCTCATCTCGAAGGATCAGTTCGAGGTCGTCATATTTCTTCCCTTGCGGGTTGCCGCCCATGTGCCACGAAGAATACTGCACTCCTTCGATGGCCTGAAGGCAAGTATCTAGGTCGTAATCCTTCAGCGCCTTGGCGATTCGCTTGCGTCGTTTATCCGTCAACTTGGGTTTCGGCCCACGAGTTGGTGTTCTGCATGTGAGCACCCAATGGGCAAATACCTGAAGGATCTCATCTGCATCAGGTTCTGAAGTCGAGGGGAAATCGAAGAGTTGATTCATCGGAAACTCCGGCGGGACTTCTCGCCGAGGCCGCCCCAAATACCTACCGACCTCGTGGCGTTTCCGTACAGCAAGCATTCTTCAGCAACCGGGCATGTTGCGCATACTCGTTTGGCAGCGAGCGTGGGTTTCGAGTAACCAGCGCCTTCGGTAAAGAACCACGAGTGGGGAATGTTGGCATCGGCACAAGCAGCCCTGCTCATCCACTTCGTATTCAGCAAGTCCATCGGTTCGTCCCTTCAGGTTGTGTGGGCGTCCCCCGCCCGAAGGATGCTGGCGGTCAACATACCGGATCGAAGCCGCGTCGTCAAGGGTTGACATTCGGAGCCGGAGCGACTACACTTAGGTGTGACTAGACAATCCGAATGTAACTACATAACACACCGGGAGGTGACCACATGCAGCAAACTTTCAGACATCCCTCAATCGGGAAACCTTGTCCGACTTGCGGCGAGGAGATTGTGCAGTATCCGGCGCTCAGTCGGAAAGACAACCTGACCTACGTCTGTTCGCCTTGTGGCGAAAGCGAAGCGATGGTCGACTACTTCACCTTTCTCGCTAAGGGGTGTCAACGTGGCTGATTGGAGCAAGGTTTCCTCAGCAGATCGGATGCGTATCGAAGATTGGCCGAAGGGCGACAGGTACATCGTTGCCACGGTGCCCAACAATCCAACCTTCAGGGCAGCATTCGCCACTTACCAGCAAGCGATGGAACGCGTCGAAGTATTGGAGCGAGCCGGACACGCTTGCGAACTGATCGGCCCGAGCGGCAAAGCCGAGTATTACACCTCCTTCTTCCACGAGAAGAAGTATCAGGAAAGTGCTCGTGCCGGAATCGCCGAAGCCCGGAGCATCCTGAACTGAAGTGAGTGAGTCCCGAGCACCAAACGGGATTGTTCCTCCAGCGGTCGAGGAGGTGCTCGACTTCGTTGAGGCCAGTTCGGGACTACTCCGGGCTGAGCGCCTCGATGAAAGCCTGTCGAGCGGGTGGTCGATTCGCCATGCCGAGTGGACTGGGCTGCTGATTTCGAATGCCGGGGGGTGGATGTTGATGGTGCGTGATTCCGAGCGCAATGATGGTGCGTTGGATTTGGCTGAGATTGTGCCTTGGCTCCGCACCAACCCAACAACATCCCCTTGACACCAGCGCACTTCTCCTGTATGCTTATTACATGGACATCATTTACACCCTCAAAGAACTGAACTGGGCTGCCGACGAAGTCGCCCGCCAAGGCGGAGACGCGCACGCCGTCGTTGACTTCCTCAACGCATGGACCCGCGCCAAGCGGAACTGCGGATGGAGTTGGGGCTTCGATCTGGAGGAGACGATCCAACAGATCAACATGGACGCTGCACCCGCGTTGGGCGGCGGCTGGTATCGGCACACGCCGGTCATCTTCGCCAACGGCAACAAGGGAGCGCCAGCGATGGAGATTCCTCGCCTGATGCGCAACCTGTGCGAGTCCGGACTGTTCGGAACGGACCTTGAGGCATTCGTCATTGAGTTCCTCAAGATTCATCCGTTCATCGACGGCAATGGGCGCACGGCAGCGATCCTGCTCAACCACGGGATCGACCACCTGCGCGACAACTTCGTGAGCCTCCCCAACACCCCCGAGGGGTGGCTCACTCACGCCTGAGTGT